GATGAAGTGAAATTCTTCAAATTCATTGAACGCCTTCGTATGAAGTTCTCTGAAGTATTCCTTGAACTGCTGCGTGTGCAGTTGGTTCTCAAGGGCGTGATCCGTGAAGACGAATGGGAAGAGATTGAGTCCCGAATTGCTTTCAAGTTTGCCAAGGACTCGCACTTCTCTGAACTCAAGGAAAGCGAAATTCTCAAAGATCGTCTTGCTAGCGCACGCGATGCGGAAGACTTTGTGGGCAAGTACTACTCCCGTGAGTGGGTGCGTAAGAGCATTCTGCGTCAGACCGAGGACGATGTGGAGCAGATTGATAAGCAGATCAAGGAAGAGCAGGCAGCAGGAATTATTGCGCCTCCTGAAGCCGCTGCTGGCGTTGCCCCTGAAGGCGAACCTGCCCCTGCACCCGCGCCTACACCCGCTCCACAAGGCGGTGAGCAGCCACAGATCACCATTGGTGAGATTGTTCCTGACGACGAACAAGGCTACAACGCCTAAAGGTGTACACCATGATTCAATCATTTGAAGAATTCAAGACGGCTGTGGTTGCTTCCCTGCAAAACAAGGTAGCCGAGCGCATCTCACAGGAGCGTGAGTATATTTCAAACAGTCTGCTACAGGGAGAAATTGCAGACTCTGGCGCATCCGAAACCCAGTCAAACGCAGCCGAGAACTAAATAATTGGTCGTAAAGGAGACAGCACATGGACACAAACAAACAGATCGCAAAAGCAATGCTAAACAAGAACTTCGTGGAAGCGAAGGAACTTGTTTTCAAGTCCTTGTACGCCAAGGCTTCGCTTGCTATGGACGAGGCTCGTTACGATGTGGCTAACAGCGTGTTCAACGAAGCCAAGACCGCTCCTGACACTGGCGTTCCCGCTGGTGCAAGCGAAGACAAGTTCAAGGCTGCTCGCGCTACGATCAAGAAGGCTGGCTACAAGGCTAAACTCGGCAAGGGCGTTCCCGCTGGTGCGATGAAGGAAGAAGCCGAACTAGACGAGATGGCAATCACCGACGCCCGTGCGCGTGAACACGCTAGCGCAATAGATCGTGCTGCGTATACGAATCCTAATATCACTAACTCCAGTGCCTTCAACAAATTTAAAAAGGAACTAGCCTCCAAGAAACTGTACGGTCGTGGTGGCAAGATCGTGAAGGGCAAGCGCAAGCCCGTGAAGGAAGAAGCCGAACTAGACGAGATGGCAGTCACCGCCGCCCGTGCAAAAGAGCATGAGAGGAAGATCGACAAGGCTGACGAAAAGGCTTGGAGATATACGAATCCCTCTAATCGTCAGGGAATGTGGAAAGACGGTAAAGCCAAGAGTTCTGCTCATATCAAGAAGGGTAAAGGACTTGAGAAGGCTTACGATAAAGCCGTTGCACAGTCCAACAAAGAAGTAGCCTCCAAGAAACTGTACGGTCGCGGCGGCAAGGTGGTAAAGAAGGCGGGCAAGGACTAATGAAACTCATTACCGAAACCGTTCAAGACATCAATATTCTGACCGAAACCAAAGACGGTCAGAAGCACTACTTCATTGAAGGCGTGTTCATGCAGGCTGAAGCGAAGAATCGCAACGGTCGCGTGTACCCCATGCCTGTCATGGAGAAGGAACTTGGTCGTTATCAGAACGAATATGTAAAGACCAACCGCGCAATGGGCGAACTTGGACACCCTGAGGGTCCAACTGTGAACCTGGAGCGCGTGTCCCACTTGATCAAGGATCTGCGGCTTGAAGGCACTGATGTGTACGGCAAAGCCAAGATTTTGGATACCCCATACGGCAAGATTGTCCGCAACCTTATTGACGAAGGTGTCAAACTGGGCGTTTCGTCCCGTGGCATGGGCAGTCTCAAGGAGCAGGACGGGGTGAATGTTGTGCAGGAAGACTTCATGCTGGCTGCGGTGGATGTGGTGGCAGACCCCTCTGCTCCCAATGCTTTCGTCAATGGCATCATGGAAGGTCGGGAGTGGATTTGGGACGGTGGTGTTCTCAAGCCTGTGGAGGTCGAGAACTACAAGAAGATCATTGAAAAGACTTCATCGCGTAATCTAGAAGAACAAGCCATGCGGCTGTTCAAAGACTTCATTTCAAAACTCTGATTAGTCTACATATTTCCAACGAAGGAGATTCACAGTCATGGCAAGAGAAAACATCGAAGATGTCATCAAGAAGGTAATCCTGGGCGAAGGCTTCCTAGCCGAAAACGCTGAGGAGCAGGAGATCACCGAGGGAGAAGACACCTCCGATGAAGGTGAACTCTACGAGGAAGACCTAGACGAAGCCAAGGAGAAGGAAGAGTCCGAGGACGAAGAGTCTGAAGACGAAGACGACTCCGAGGAAGAAGACGAAGACACCGAAGAGGAAGACAAGGGCGAGAAGAAGATGCCTGCTTTCCTCAAGGGCAAGTTCGGCAAGAAGAAGGGCAAGACCGAAGTGGAAGAAGCCGCCGAGATTAATGCCCTGTCTATGACCGATCTCAAGGGCAAGAAGTACATTGAGAAGGAAGATGCCTATTCCAGCGACAAACTGTACAAGACTGCCAACGGCAAGACCGCCAACATCGGCAACGCCATTGACCTTGACCACACTGGCAAGGCAATCAGTGACGACAAGTACAATCGCAAGACCATCACTCCCAAGGCGAGTGCTGCCAACGGCAAGGTAGAGAAGCCCACCATGAAGAAGGAAGACATTGATGCCCTCTTCAGCGGTCAGGAACTCTCCGAAGAGTTCAAGGCTTCGGCTGCTACACTCTTTGAGGCTCACCTCAACGAGCGCGTCCACCAGATTGAGGAAGAAGTTCATGCCAAGTACGAGACGCTTCTTGAGCAGCACACCGTGGCTGTCACCGAAGAACTCGTTGAGCGCATTGACGACTACCTGAACTATGTGGTTGAGGAGTGGATGCAGGAGAACCGCCTTGCTGTTGAGCAGGGACTCCGCACCGAGATCACCGAGAACTTCATTGGCAACCTCCGTTCGCTCTTTGCTGAGTCATACATTGAGGTTCCCGAAGAGAAGTTGGATCTGTTCGAGTCCACCGTTGAGCAGGCTGAAACACTGGACGGCGAACTCCACGAGCAGGTTGAGAAGAACATGGAACTGGCTGAAGAGATTGAGCAGTTGAAGTGCGAGATCGTCTTCCGCGAGATTTCCGAAGGACTAACTGATACAGAGGTGGAAAAACTCCGTCGTCTTGCAGAAGACCTGGATTTCGACACCGTTGAGCAGTTTGCCGAGAAGGTCAGCGTTCTCCGCGAGAACATTGAAACCATCGGCTCCACCGTAACCGAAGAAGCAACCGAAGAAGGTTCCCTTGAGGAATCCTACGAAGACGCTTCCGAGGCTTCACCGCTTGTTGAGGCATATGTGCGCTCAATGAGCAAGACACGAGAGTAATTCACAGTCGCAGACTGTTTTAAAAGTTTCAAGGAGATACTAACATGGCAGAAGATAAGTTTCTAACAGAGCAGGCTATCCGTAAGTGGAAGCCCGTTCTCGACCACAAGGACATGGCTCCGATTACGGATGCCCATAAGCGCGCCACAATGGCTACCCTTCTGGAGAACCAGGAGAAGGCTATCCGCGAGCAGATGCTCGTTGAAGCACCAGCCAACTCGGGTGGTGCAGGTATGTCGGCTGTTATCAGCGGCAACGCAAATATGCAGGGTTACGATCCAATTCTCATCCAGTTGGTTCGTCGCGCCATGCCCAACCTGATGGCTTACGATGTTTGCGGCGTTCAGGCTATGTCGGCTCCGACAGGCTTGATCTTCGCAATGCGTACCAAGTACAGCACACAGGGCGGCACTGAGGCTCTGTACAACGAAGCCGCTACTACATTCAGCGGTTCTACTTTTGCCACCAACAGCGGTGGTTCAGGTGGACCTGCTGGTGGTTCGGGTGGTAGTCTTACTGCATTCGGTGCAGGCACTAATGTTGATCCGTTCTACGGTTACCTTGGCACTTCCCTCAATCCGACTACCGATAGCGGTCTGACCACTGGCTCGGGTATTCAGACGAGCGTTGGCGAAGGTATGAGTCCTGCCGAAATGGCATTCAGCATTGAGCGCGTGGCTGTTCAGGCTTCGACTCGTATGCTTGCTGCATCGTACAGCGTTGAACTGGCTCAGGATCTCAAGGCTGTTCACGGTCTTGACGCTGAGACGGAACTCGCCAACATCCTCAGCACCGAAATCCTCACGGAAATCAACCGCGAGGTCATCCGCAACATCTACAAGACAGCGAAACTCGGCGCACAGCAGAGTGATCTGTACTACAAGACCGTTGCTGGTGGTCTGACCCTCGGTGGAGCATCTTCCACCTACGGCGGCGTGTACGATCTCATTCAGGACTCGGATGGTCGTTGGAGCGCGGAAAAGTTCCGTGGTCTAATGTTCCAGATTGAGCGTGAGTGCAATCAGATCGCCAAGGATACCCGTCGCGGCAAGGGCAACTTCATCATCTGCTCCGCAGATGTTGCTTCTGCTCTCGCAATGGGCGGCTTCCTCAACATCAGCCCCGCGCTGAACACCTCTCTCGATGTTGACGACACGGGTAACACCTTCGCAGGTACGCTCAACGGCAAAATCAAGGTGTACATTGATCCGTATGTTGATCCGACTGGTACTGCTCCCAACTTCGTCTGCGTTGGATATAAGGGAAGCAGCCCGTATGATGCGGGTCTGTTCTACTGCCCCTATGTTCCGCTACAGATGATGCGCGCTGTTGATACCAGCACCTTCCAGCCCAAGATGGCATTCAAGACCCGCTACGGCATGGTTGCGAATCCCTTCGCGGAAGGCTCCACGGTTGGCTACGGTGGTCTGAAGCCCCGTGGCAATGTCTACTACCGTATCTTCCGCGTGGACAACCTCCACGGAGTGGCTTCGTAATAGACTGCTCACAAGGCAAAGGATGGGGGAGGGCTTCGTGCCCTCCCCTTTTCTTTTCTACATACTAGTATGGCACACACTTTCGAATTTGATTTCCCCGAAGACATCAAGGATCGGTATCCTGAGAGCATCAACGCTCTGCTGCCGACCTACTTCCGCTTCACCATGAATCGGACTCCCAATATGACTTACTTTTGTCAGACGGCTTCCATCCCGTCCGTGACCTTGACTGATGTGGCGGTTCCCAATCCGTTTGTGCCCATCAAGACTCCATCCAAAATGGAGTTTGACGATCTGAGCATTACTTTCGTGGTGGACGAGAATCTAACAAATTGGCTTGAGATATACAACTGGATGCGGTCATGCACCAATGTGGAAAATTACAACGAATTCCGTTCCGTAAACACCCACCTCACAACCGCAAACTTGATTGTGTTGAACAGCGGCAAACAGCCTCGCTTGAATGTAACCTTTGATGGGCTGTACCCCAAGAACCTATCGTCCATAGATTTCTCTTCCGTACTGATTGATCCTGAACCCATTCAGTCAACGGTTATTTTTGGATACCGCAGTTACTCTATTGAACAATACTGATATTTTATTGTGATTGCTGCTTGATTGTGGGTGCAGATGGTGTAGACTCTCCAACACGGAGAACTCATTATGACCCTAGACGATATACGCAAAGAGATTGAGCGCGATGTGCGGTTGGACGATGCTGCGCTTGATCTTGAAGCCCTGAAGATTCCCCAACTACACAGCAAGTACCTGAACTTTCTCATGGACGAGAAGTTGGCTATGAGCAAACACGAGTTTGACCTGAAGTCGCTGCTCCGCGCCAAGTGGGAGTACTACACAGGCAAGATGTCCCATGAAGAACTTACAGCGCGTGGATGGGAGCCGTTCCCCCTGAAGATTCTGCGGAACGATCTTGATCTGTATTTGGAATCTGATGCCGACCTTGCCAAACTACAGCAGAAGGTGGTGTATCAAAAGGAAAAGATCGCACTGCTTGAAGAGATTGTCAAGGAACTCAACAATCGCCACTGGAAAATTCGGTGTGCCATTGACTGGAGAAAGTTTGTAAATGGACAGTAACTGGACGGATGTTCTCCCCGAAGATCCCGCCAATTGGTGGGTAGATCGTATGTACTTGCAGGACGCATTTGCGGCTGCTCGTCACAGCACCGACCCTAACACACAGGTGGGCGCGGTTCTAGTTGTTCCTGCGGGTGGCGTGGTGCTTGCAGCGTGGAACAGCGTTCCCGAGCGGCTTTGCAACTACCCGTACACCCCCGACACCAAGAATTTCTGTACCGAACACGCGGAACGAGCGGTAATATTCAAGGCGTTGCAGAACGGTCTTCCAACCGAAGGGTTGACGCTATACGGCACTTGGGCTGCGTGTGCAGAGTGTTCGCGTACAATCATACAGTTCGGTATACGGCGCGTTGTAACGCTTCGTAGGCTCGTGGAAGCCACTCCAGATCGTTGGAGCAGCAGCGTTCGCCACGGGCTAGGCATGATGGCTGCTAGTGGTGTTCAGACGGTGGGATGGAGCGGAGACTTGAGTACTAAATACAGTATACGGTTCAACGGAACCACCGTAGGAAACGAGGAGTTGCGGTGAATGTTTGACCTTGATGTGAGTGAAGTAGATTCCGTAAATGTTCGTGTGGAATGCGACCGAGGCATTGCTCACGAATTGTCCGACTATTTCACTTTCAAGGTTCCAGGTTACAAGTTCATGCCTGCGTACCGTTCTCGTATGTGGAACGGTGAAATCAAACTGTACAACATTCACACGCAGACCATTTACGCAGGGCTGACGGACTACATCAAGAAGTTTGCAGACGAGCGCAAGTACACCGTATCCCTGCCTGCCCGAAACGCATTCAAGACCACTCCCACCGAAGTCAAGGGATTCATGGAAGACTTTCTGAATGTTCATGTGCGCGGACAGAAGGTGGCTCCACACGAACACCAAGTGAATGCCGTGCATCACGCCATGCAGGAAGAGCGGTGCTTGCTGCTGTCGCCCACGGGCAGTGGCAAAAGCCTCATTATCTACTCACTGCTGCGCTACTACTTGGACAAGATTCCCAAGGACAAGAAGGTGCTGATCATTGTGCCCACGGTGTCGTTGGTGGAGCAGATGATTTCCGACTTCACGGATTACTCGTCTGCAAACGGGTGGAGCGTGGACAAAAACTGCCACAAGATCATGGCAGGAGCAGACAAGGGAACGGACAAGCGTGTGGTGGTGTCCACTTGGCAGTCGCTGTTCAAGCAGACTGAAAAATACTTTCAGCAGTTTGGCGCAGTGATCGGGGATGAAGCCCACCTGTTCAAGTCCAAGTCGCTCACGGCTATCCTGACCAAACTCAAGACCTGCCCGTTTCGTGTGGGCACAACAGGCACACTAGACGGTACACAGACCCATCGCCTTGTGCTTGAAGGGTTGTTTGGACGCGCCTATGAGGTCACGAAAACCAAGGATCTCATGGAGCAGAAGATCCTGAGTGATTTGAAAATTGATTGCATTGTGCTTTCGTATCCAGATATTGATCGTGAAGCCATCAAGCGCGCAAAATATCCTGATGAAATTAAATGGATCATTGGCTCCACTCGCCGCAATAAATTCATCGCCAACCTGTGCAAGTCGCTCAAGG